GGTGCAAATAATCTAAACGATCACGGTTTGTTGATTATTAATAACGGATCATTCAGAGCTGCTATTTCAAGTAGAGCGGTATTTAGTAACGAAGTTAGAGGAACATTATTTAGAGATTATAATAACGCAGGTTATTATGTAGATCCTGCGTCAAGTTCTCAGATGTCTTCTGTATACGCGAACAACTGGTTCAGACCTCAAGGCTCAACTGGTTTGCTCTTCGACACTGGGTACGGAATATATTCTGCTGGAGCAGGAGGCAATCCATACGGTAACATGACAACCTACGGTTCAGGCGCGGGCGGTTGGTCAGGTATTGGTATCAGCAGAAAATGGACAATGATGAGTTCTGGTACTGGTAACAGTAACAACTTTGGTGTTCATAATTCTGATTCAAGCTGGTTATGGTATTGGAATGGGTCATACACAAATACTCGATTAGGTTATCTTGTTAACGAAACAAGCATGCGTGCTCCTTTATTCTATGATCAGAATTCTACTGGTTATTACGCTGACCTTGCCTCTACGAGTGATTCGTCAATCAGACAGCGTGGTGGAACATTACACGGGCCTAATGTAAGTTGGGGTGAATATCTTGCTGTTGGTGGTAACGGTCGATATAATAACCGTGCTTCTGTTGCGACTACAAACGGTAACTTACACCTTGACTCTAAGTCAGGTAATAACCTATACTTACAATGGTATGTAGGTGGAACAACTTACATTAACGGATCAGTACAAGCTAACATTTACTACGATAGAGATAGTACTTCCTATTATGGTAACTTTGCTTCTACTTCGTACATGAATGATTTGCGAGTTAACATATTATACGATCGTGAAAATACTGCTTACTACTTTGGTTCAGGTCAAGGTGACTTTAGAGGTAGAACAGGTCGAGCAACTGAGATGTATACTGACGGTTGGTTCCGTAACTATAACTCAGGAAGAGGTATATATAACCAAGCAACAGGCCGTCACTTCTACAGCCCAGGGTCAAGCTATTGGCACCTAGATGGCGGTGGTAGTTCTGGTGGTTTGATTATATACGATCGTTATCAAGCATCACAAGGTTCCGGTACAGGTCGTCGTGGTTATCTCTACTATGATAGTAGTGGCTTTGGATTATTGCATTCAGGCGGTGGTTGGGCATTCCGTTCTACATCTTCACAAACAGAGATGTACGGCACTAACTACGCGAATGATGTAAGAGCTAATATATTCTACGATCGTACTAATACTGCCTATTACTTTGGTTCAAGTTCTGGTGACTCAAGATTCAGAAATACAAGAATAAACAGTTTACAGATTGAAAACGGTGCTGCTATAACTTCAGTTAATGGTAGCGGTAGAATCTATATGGGCGGTAACTTCCATATAGATGCATACAACGGAAACGATATCTATGTTAACTATTATTCCAACAGAAGGTTCAGAGTATGGAATGGCTCAGGCGCAGAAAGATTTAGAGTAGATACTAATGGTATCGTTTACGCATTCTCTCAAACACGTACACCAATTGTATATGATTATAATAATACTGGTTATTATAGTAATCAGGCAAGTACTTCGAACTTTAATCAAACAAATCATAATTTGATTGAAGCAACGAGAGTATCGTTCAGACATGCAGGTGGTAACTCAGGTCAGAGTATCGGCAATGCCTACTCAATCTTCCAGACATCAGGCGGTTGGGGTTATCCATATCCTGCGTTAAGAATCAACTATCACGTTGGTATTGACATGGCGGCGAATCCAAGTTATCAGGGTATTCGCTTTATGAATGATTATAACTCTAATACTGTTAGATTCCAAATTAACGGTGGTTCGAGTTATACATATGCTAATACTTGGTTACAGGTTGGCGGTGGTGGTGTTGGTATCTATGATGGATATAACGGCGCTCACTTCTTCCCTAACAATCAGACTTCGTATACTTCATGGAATATATACGGAAGCAGAGGTGGTTACTACGGTATAGCACTTAGCCAAGCTGGTTACGATCCACACTTTATGTGGGATGGTAGTGGTAACGGTGGTACGTATTTACAAGGTCTTGGGCGTTGGGTAAATTATCATAACCGCAGTAATAACTGTACAGGATTTGGTTCTTCTGCAACGCGGGCAGGCTACAGAGTTCAGATTAACGGTTCTTTGTGGGCAACAGGTAACGTAGTTGCTTATTCTGATAGACGTAAGAAAGAAAATATTGAAACAATTGAAAACGCGTTGTTGAAAGTATTACAATTACGTGGTGTAACTTATACAAGAATACTTGAAGATCATAATGATGAACGTGATGATTCATTCCAAGGTCTTCAGATGGGTATGATTGCTCAGGAAGTTGAAGAAGTTATTCCTGAGGTTGTAAGTTATGACGCAGAATCTGATGAATACGGTTTGGATTATCCTAAAATGGTCGGTTTGCTTGTTGAAAGTATTAAAGATCAAAACGTAATCGTTGAGTCGCAAAAAGAAATAATAAATAATCAGCAGAAAGATATTGACATTCTTAAAGAAATGGTTTATAATATACAACAATTAATGGAGAACAAATAGCATGGCACTAATTAAAGATTATGAAATGCAAGGAACTGGCGTGACAGTGCCGAATGCCTATCACGTAATTACAGACCTTAAGGTAAAGAAAAGAATAGCAGATATTCCTTTACCGCCAGATAATGGAACTGCATCAGGTTTAACTAACGATGGTGTTAGAGAAGCTGGTACCGAAGTACACTGGGAGACAGGTTATATTTGTCAAATTTGGGTAACTATTTGGAAAGATGCAGCTGCTAGACAAGCTGATATGAAGGCCATTGGTTATGCAGGTTTAAACGCTACTGAGGTTGATGCTGAAATATCAATTGGAACACGCGGCTTAGACCAAAAGTGTGTATTCAAACTTAATATGGATCCAACGGCACCTACTGATTTGGTGCAAGCGTACACTCATCTGAAATCTTTGGATTTCTACGATGGATGTACAGAAGATTAATTAAATATATATAAATAGAATTACAATATATAAACAAGTTATTAAAACGGAGAAAACAAAATGGCACTAAGTACAGATTTAACTTATACTTGGGAAGTATCAAGTCTAAAGAAAAGGAACGAAGTCAATGTTGAGGGTGTAACCTTAGAAGGTGCAGTCGTACAGACTTTTTGGAAACTAACAGGAACTGATGGAAATGGCAACGAAGCTTTCTTTTCAGGCGCGACTCCATTCTCGGCAGTCAATGTGCCAGCTGGATCCTTTACAGCCTTTGAAACTTTAACAGAAGCAACTGTGATTGGTTGGATTCAAGCTGTTGTTGACGCTGACCAAGGATATGCAGACCATATCTGCGAGCAGATTAAGAAAGATATTGATGCAGTAAATACTACTGATGCAGCTATGCCTTGGGCCCCAGTTGAAGAGTCTGAGACTCCAGAACCACCTGCGCCATAATAAGGAGTAACTTATGTCTTGGACTTTTCAGGTCGTAAATTTTGAAACAAGGGACCAAACCAACTCTGAAGGGGTGGTCCTTTCGGACGCTGTTGTAAAAGTTAAATGGCGCCGAGTTGGGATTGATTTAGATGGAAGGACTGCTAGCTGTGTTGGATATACAGTACTGTCTGCTGCAAATTGCCCAGCTGATCAATTTTCTGCGTTCGCTGATTTGACAGAAGAAGAAGTTACAGGTTGGTTAGAAAGTAATATGTCAGAAGACCTAATACGTAGTTACGACAATAGTATAATAGAAAAAATTAATAAAACAATTACAACCAAAAGAGCCAAACCTTGGTCGTAAGATAGTATTTGATTTACATTATGGAGTTAATATGCATGATTTGCGGCATCACGGGTTGGTGCACTACGCTTTAAAAAGAGGCGGTAGTATACACCCAATCACGTTACCAAAAGAATTAACCGGCGAAACCGGCATTATGAATCCTTCTATCTTTATACATGATGGAAAGATTCTGATGAACGTTCGCCACGTTAATTATACCTTATACCATTCGGAAGGTAAAAAGTTTCCTCATACTTGGGGACCGCTTCAGTACCTACACCCAGAAAACGATATCACGTTAACTACTCATAATATTATGACAGAGTTAGACGCTGACCTCAATGTCCTCAATGCAGGACGAATCAAAATGAATCTAGATACAGGTGAACCAACTTGGAACTTTATTGGTCTTGAGGATGGTCGACTGTTTAGTTGGGATGATCGTTTATTCCTTTGTGGTGTAAGACGTGATTGTTACGATAGTGATGGCACAGGTCGCATGGAGATGGCTGAAATTGAATTCATCGATGGAGAATGGCAAGAAATATCTAGAAATCCTATTCCTGCTCCAGGAGATGACGGTACCTTTTGTGAAAAGAATTGGATGCCTATTATTGATAAGCCATGGCATTTTGTTAAATGGTGTAATCCAGTAGAGGTTGTTAAGTACGATCCTGAAAATAGAACAACAACTACAGTAGTACATGATTCTGAAAAGACATACAAATTGCCACGCGATTTGAGAGGTGGAACTCAGGTATATCCAATAGGTGATAATCGAATGACGATTACCCATGAAGTTGATTTATCAAGAGATACCTTTGGCCGCAAAGATGGACATTATAACCATAGAATTATAGTATGGGATGCAGAATGGAATATGGTTCACAATACGCAAGATTTCCATTTTCTAGGTACTCAGATTGATCCTACTACAGGTAATGAATATAACATCGAGTTTGCTACAGGAATGGCTTTCTTAGATGGCAATGTTTTAATTGCTTTTGGTTATCAAGATAATGGAACGTTTATTTTGAAAATGCCTGAGCAGTTATTTTTTGATTTTGTGGCGAGGGGTTAATCATGTTACAAGAGTTATTAGAAAGTCATGTTATGGATCCAAAGAATGCATATAAATGCTATGACTTGGCAACAGAGTACGATCGTTTAGAACAAGGCGCAATGGGTGTTTCATTATATCTAAAAGCTGCTGATCTAAGTAACGATAAATTATTACAATATAAATCTATGATTGGCCTTGCACTTATATACTATAGACAAGGTCGACGCGATTTTACGGTTGAAGGTGGATTACTTGATGCGGTTGCTTTATGTCCTGAACGACCCGAAGCCCATTATCATCTATGCGCTTATTACGAACATAAAGCTAATTGGAAACATTGTTTAGCTCATGCAAATACTGCGTTAGCTTTCTCAGGGCAAAATGCGTGGGGTCTTCCAACTTTAGATGATACTGTTTATGAGTTAGGTTATAAAGGTGGAGACTGGTTATATTATTTCCGCGCGTTATCTACTTGGTACGTTGCTGGTCAACAAACCGGTAAACATTTATTCTTTAATTTAAAATATAAATTTATACTAGATGATGAATTAAAAGCAAAAGTAAATAAGATGGTTGAACATATATGGTACCCAGATACAATACCTTATAGTAGATCAGACATGGATAGATATAAGTTTCCATTTACCGACATACAAAATGTTAAAGAAAACAATTCTAAACACTTTCAAGATATGTTTGTGCTTTCATGCTTTGACGGTAAACTTAATGGATCCTATTTAGAGATTGGATCTGGCGATCCTCTAATCCATAACAACACTGCTCTGTTAGAAAAAGAGTTTGGTTGGCAGGGTATTTCTATTGATAGCAATGCCGCGCTATGTTATAAGTTTAAAGAGGAAAGATCCAATACTGTAATCTGTGCTGATGCAACTGAAATTAATTATCAAGATCTATTTGATAAGCACTGCATGGACCACGTGATTGATTACCTACAAATTGATTGCGATGAAGTTTCAACAGCGATCTTAAAGAACATTCCTTTTGATAGAACAAAATTTGGAGTGATTACTTTTGAACATGACTGCTATCGTTTAGGTACAGAGAATCGTGAAGAAGTAAGAAGATACTTGGGTGGCCTTGGTTATGTTCTTGTAGTACCTAATGTTGCGTTTAGTGAACAGTGTGCTTACGAGGATTGGTACGTACATCCTGATGTTATTGACTCTGATACTATTCTTAGACTAAAAGGCAAAAAAGACATTAACTTTATATGGGATTATATGATGGAGCCATTAGTATGATTACTGTAGTTGCTACGGGTGGATTTGATCCAATACATACTGGTCATATTAATTATTTAGAGGACGCGGCGACTGCTGGTGCAAGATTGGTCGTAGGTGTTAACTCTGATGCGTGGCTGATTCGCAAAAAAGACAGAGCGTTTATGCCGTTCGAAGAAAGGGCAGCAATAGTTCAAGCGATGGGTTGTGTTGACGAGGTTATTGCCTTTGATGATAGTGATGGTACGGCTATTGACTGTCTAGAACAAGTAAAGAAACTCTATCCGTTAGATACTATTGTATTCGCAAACGGTGGCGACAGGACGTCTGAGAACATCCCTGAGATGGCAGTTGAAGGAGTAGAGTTTGATTTTGGCGTCGGTGGAACTAATAAAAAGAATAGCTCAAGTTGGATATTAAAAGAATGGTCAAATCCAACAACGCAGCGCAAGTGGGGTACTTATACTATACTTGCTCAGAATGGACAGTGGGCAGTTAAAGAATTAAGTTTTGATGTTGGACAATCACTAAGTAATCAAAGACACTTCCATAGATCTGAACATTGGCATGTTGTAAGCGGTTCAATAATGATGCAACTTGATAGAGCTGATGGAGTTCCTGCTGCGAAGCAAACAAAGCTAATCCACGCAGGCGGTAGTGTTGATATTGGAGTTGGTACTTGGCATAAAGCAACAAACATCGGTGACACTGAGGCAAAGGTAATTGAAGTATGGCTTGGAGACAATTTGTCAGAATCCGATATTGAACGCCGCGACTAATGTATAAATAACAATATAACTTAAAACGCTAATAGTCTGGAGACGAAGATGGCAATTAAAGTTGGCGGTATAACCGTCATAAATGACTTCCGTGCGCTTACAAATGTGACAGATTTTACTGGGGTCTATACGGACTTTCATCCTTACATGTCAACGCTAGGAACCGTGTTGGATTTTAATTATCCAATGTACAAAAAAGTATTGTCAGCTGCTACGACATTTTCTATTACAAACCCTGCTATAGGCAAATCATCTATAGTAATGCTAGACACGTCTGCTAGCCTCTTTGTCCCAACATTACCTGCTAACATCGCTTTCCCAGTTACTCCAACATGGGCCGATCATAGATATTGGCTTATCAGCTTTATGTGTTATTCAAATACGGTTGTAAGAGCAACTGCAATAGGATATGATACAATTCCAAATCCTGCAGATTTGGCCCCATCGTTTACTCTACCATATTGGGATATCACACAAGATTATACTGCCCCTAGTGGTGGATCAGTATCAGCATCGGTCGAATTCATTAACGATCCTACTAATAACAGGATTATTGCCAGAGCGGTAAAGGGTGGCGGATCTGGCCTCACAACCGACGACACGTATATTGACACAACCAACCTAACAAACATAACATCAGTTCAGGCTCAGTACAATGTTCAATCACAAAGCTGTACTGGTAACTGTTCAGCTGGTGGTTACACCTATGGTCCATTGCCTACCAGTGATGGTTATAACTCAGGTGTTTATTATAATGCACCAGTTAAATTTGGGTGGCAAGCTAAGGTACTAAGTGGCGCGACTAGTGACACCATAGTTCAGTTTGCGTTAAACAGCGCTGACCCTGATTTTAGAATTAAGGTTGTTAGCGATGAAGGTACATCCTATTCGACGTGCGAATTTTCTTCAGGCGTAGGAACACTAGCGGCAAGGGCGTCAAATCGTGAACCAGCTACTGGATATTATGACAACACCACGTCTATTACTGCTGAGTGGTTGTGTTATGTTTCGCCTTCGTCGAACACGTATTCTGCATTAAGAATAATGTGGAACGGCACTGAGGTTTATTACGAACAGTTCCCAATCAGTGGCTCAGGTTATGCTGAAACTCTTAATAACAGAGTTGTTGGTAGTGATATTTACTACAAAGGTCCAGCTGCAGGCGGATACTCATACACTAACAGATATGGCGCTTGGCGCAACGGCTAATAGGAATAATTAAATGGCAATTAAAGTATCAGGCACAACTGTAATCGACAATAACTTAGCGGTTATTGACGTCACGGACGTAAAAGGTGAATATACTAGTTTACACCCAGTCGCAATGAACATTGGCACAGTTATAGACCTGAGCTCTCCATTGATGGTTTCTGTATTAACCGCGAATAGAACGTTTTCAGTATCTAATTTATCAACTGGTCATATTGCTATACTTTTATTAGATGTAGGCGCAGATGGTAATACTCCAACGTTCCCATCATCTATTAAATGGCCTGGGGATACAACGCCAAGCTTCTCCGGTACAAGAGAATGGTTAATTGGTTTAACTTGTTGGGATGATAGTACTATTAGAGCAACAGCAACAGGATGGGGCAGTCAAGGAGTCGCATCGCCTACTGCTGATCTAACAATGGCTGTTAATCCTAACCAACCAGCAGGCAGTGAAGTTTTGGCTCTTTGGGGTTATTCTGCCGGAAATTGGTCATACCCTGGGACAACGCCAAACAGTCCTGCTACTACGCCACCATACGCAACTCTCGGCGCTATTGATAATACAGCGGTACCGACTGATATGTATTCATCACCAGCTGGTACAATTGAAGCAATTATATTTAGAGACGGTACTTATTATATTAGTCAGAGCGAAGATATAGCTTATTTTGAAATTAGTAGTGCCTCGGCATATTATCCAAACCAATCCCGACAGGGTGGTGTTCTAGGAACTGGTTGGTCTGTTATTGTTCACGATGCAGGTAATGTGTCGAATGGTGGAGCCAAATCGTTCAGCCGATCTTCAGGAACGTATTCAACATTTATAAGAGATGGCGATTATGTTACTCGGTGGATATGGAATACTGGGCTTTTCACAGGTTCTGCTAATAACGATTCTTCAAAGAATGGCTGGGTAGGCGCGCCTGGCGCTGTTGACGTAACAATATACTAAGAGGAAAACCAATGGCATACGAATTAGATACACGAACTGAAACGGGCGAGGACGGTGTAAATACTACTTACGTTACTTGTAGAATAGTAGATCATCCAAGCGATATTTATGTTGAAGTACCTGCGGTATATAACGAAGCAGGCGAATTAGATACCGTAACGAGTCAAACAAACGCTAAAGCAGCTGCAGACGATATAGCAGCAGAATTAAGCGAAGAATAATATAGGAAACTAAAATGGCTGTAAAAGTTAGCGGGACTGAGGTGATTACGGATAATATGGGACTTGATAATATCGTTGGTGCATCTGGCATTCATGGTAGTTTACATCCTTCTCCTTCTGTAATTACATCAAATGTTACATTCTCTAATGCTATGCAAACGTGTATAATGACTGGAAATCAGAGCTTTACGATAAGCGGAGCGTCAGAAGGTAGAACGACTTGTGTTTTACTAGATACAACTTCAAACGCGTACACTCCAACTTTCCCATCAACGATTGCTTGGTCGTTGGACGGATCTGTTGCAGAACCAACTTGGGCAACCTATCGCCATTGGCAGATTACCTTATTATCTGGTGTAGGCGGTGGTTATCAGATTGGATCCGCGGTTGGTTATACTGCGCAATCAGCTACTCCGCCAACTGAAGCAGTTACTCTTCACGGCACCACCTCGACCCCAGAGGAAGTCTGGGATGGTATTGGTACTGGACCCCTCGAGATTGGCTGGAGATTTAAAGCAGACGGCAACGTTTATAAATGGCAGCATCCAAATAATACTCAAGGTAATGGCGAAACACTATATTCCACAACCAAATGGAATAACATTACTCCAACGTTTAATACTGGAGTTAACCCGTCCAATACGTGGTATATAAGATTCTCAAATTTTAGCGGAGCTAGCATATCAACCACATACAGCTCAAACTTAAATGTTTGGATACCACTCAACACAACTCGTGAGATAACTTGGTACAATAACCAGCAAAGCAACACCGTTGGTACAGTAGAAGGAGTAGGAAAAGTAGAAATAGGGTATGTATCTGGTGGCGGCTCGCCATCGAGTGTAACAGCAACTGGCTATTATAAAGTCACATATTCAGGAACAGCGTAATGTCATTATCACACATGTTAAATATTATTAATGGGGCTCAAGTAACGCCTGCCACCGGTGGCACAGGCGGTGGCGAATACCCAGCAGAAACTGGCGTTGTTAGACAATCACCTTCGGTTGGTGACTATGCAGTCGCCACAGCATACGGCACTGGCAACTACACCATTACCGCCTACCCGAAAGTTAAATTGAATCTTGTTAGTGTGAGTGGCGGGGTTGTAATTAACATTGAAGATTTTGGCGCGGCAAATGGTAGTGGTGGTGGAAGTATCAGCAAGAGCAACTTTCTTTACAACTATGATGGTACTTCCACTACTGATATTGATGGGATAACCACCCCTACCACGGTGATGACAAATAATGGCGGCGCTATTACTCATGTTAAGTTTGTCGTTAGCTATTCAGATACTTCTTATGGACCATCAGGGCAACAAAACAGTTCCCAGTATATTAATAAGTACGCGTACGGCGGAACTAACGATACAACTGGAACGTCTTTAGGCGCAGAGACTTGGAACAATTGCCCGTTCGTTGCTGTGAACACCAGTCAAGGTCTTCAGCTTGAGATGCTGGCCCAAGTAGCTTTGCCTTCTTACGTCTCCGACGAATCAAGGATGATAGCAGATTGGACGATAGAGTGTTGGGTAAAGGGGTCTAGCTTTACTGATACCAAATTAGCTACTTATTTAGTGAGACTAGTTGGGGTTTGCGAGTCAGACTACTAGAATAAATATAATAATAAACAAATAGAGATATAGAAATGGCACAACCTACAAGCAGGGCAACATTCAAAGATTGGGTTATGAGAAAGCTCGGTGCGCCAGTAATTGACATTAACGTTTCTGACGAACAGATCGAAGATCGTATTGATGAAGCTGTTGATTTCTGGAGAGACTATCATTATAACGGTAGTCAATTAGTATATCTAAAACACCAAATTACTCAAGCAGACAAAGATAACGGCTATGTTCAGTTACCTGAGCAACTACTTGGCATTTCTGGTATATTCAATTTACAGTCAAGTTTATCTGCCGGCTCTGGAATGTTTAATGTTCAATACCAATTTGTATTAAACAATCTTGAAGATATCACTGGATATAATATTACTAACTATTTCATGGCAATGTCTCATATGGAGTTCATGCAAGAAATGCTTGTTGGTAAACCTATGATAAGATATAACAAGCACGTAAATAGATTGCATCTTGATGTTGATAAAGGATCATTAGGCGTTGGCGAATATATTATCGTTGAGGCTTACGACGTAATTGACCCAGCCAGTTACTCTGACGTATGGACAGATCGTTGGTTACAGAATTACGCAGCTGCGTTAATTAAAGAGCAGTGGGGTTCAAACCTAACCAAGTTTACTGGAATGTCACTGGTTGGTGGAGTTCAGTTCAACGGTGAACAAATACTTTCCGACGGCAGGGAAGAAAGAAAGGCAATGGAAGAAGACGCAGTGAATAACCTTCAACCACTTTCTTATAACTATATTGGATAAAGCATGGCTACTAATGTATTCTTTAATAACTACTCGAGTGTTACCGAGCAAACACTGATTGATGATTTAGTAATAGAATCAATTAGGCAGTATGGTGTGGATGTCATTTATATTAGTAAGGCTATTAAAGGTCGAGATGATATATTTAATGAAGACGACTTTCCTGAGTATAATGAAACATTTGAGTTTGAAACCTATGTTAAGAACATGGAAGGTTTTGAAGGAGATGGCGACTTCCTTTCTAAGTTTGGTTTAGAAGTAAGAGATCAATTAACACTAACCGTTGCTAATAGAACATTTGAGAGATACGTAACTCGTGAAGATACCAATATTATTCGTCCAAGAGAAGGCGATTTAATATACTTCCCAATAAACGAAAAGATGTTTGAAATAACATATGTTGAACACGAAAGTGTATTCTATCAAATGGGTAAGACTCAAGTATTCGATTTAACTTGTGAACTATTAGAATATAGTAATCAGCGATTTAATACAGGTAGAGATACTGTTGATAATTACTTTGCTGCTAATAACACTGACATATATGTTTCAAACACTGCAACACTAAATGCAATATCTACTACTGACGATCTTGCTCGCAACTATGACTTTGAGATTGAAGGGGATAGTATTCTTGACTTCTCGGAAGTAGATCCATTCAGCGAAAATATACAGATAAGTGACTCATAATGGCCATCGCAAATTATTTTTACAATTCATCTATTCGCAAGTATGTAGCTTTATTTGGTACATACTTTAATCAGTTAGAGGTGAGAAGAACTTCAACCGATGGTACATTAGAACAAAGACAGATCGTACCTATAGCGTATGCTCCTTATCAAAAAGTATTAGCTCGACTTGACCAAGATCCGGGGTTACAAGGTGGAGCAGCTCAAGATGCTGTTGGTAATACAATAGGCGGAAGACCTTTCGCAATTGCTTTACCTCGCATGTCTTTTGAACTAACAAGTTTTACATATGATGCCGAAAGAAAGGTTTCGCCAACAAGAAGAGTAAGAAAAACTACTGCTGACGAAGATGGTGGCAATAGAAGATTCGTATATTCAGGAACTCCATATAACATGGGATTCTCATTATACATTATGGCAAAATATAACGAAGACGCAGTTAAAATATTAGAACAAGTTTTGCCATTCTTTAATCCAGATTTTACAAGTACAGTACGAATGATTCCTGAATTGGAACCGCTCGATATACCGTTAATATTAAACAGCGTGAACTCAGAAGATATATACGATGGAGATTTTGAAACAAGAAGATCTATATTATATACGTTAGACTTCACGATGAAAGGTTGGTTCTTTGGTCCTGAGAAGGATAAGAAAGTTATTAAATTTACAGATATGCGTTATGCAACTGATACACCAACTGATACAGAGTTTGAAGAATTCCAAACATTACAGCCTGGTGTAACCGCAAATGGTACTCCAACATCAGACGCGTCTATATCAATTGACTATAGTTTAGTTGATTTTGACGATAACTGGGCACCAGCAGAAACACGAAGTGATACAGAACCTAGTTAAGAACTGATACAGTAGGAATATATTATGAGAATAGGATTTACATGTAGTACTTTCGATTTACTACACGCAGGCCATGTTCAGATGTTAAGAGAAGCAAAAGAACAGTGTGAATATTTAATTGTTGGATTACAAATGGATCCTTCGTTTGATAGAGACACTAAGAACCCACCTATACAAACAATCGTTGAGCGATATAGTCAACTAAAAGCAGTACGCTATGTTGATGAAATCATTCCGTATTCAACAGAACAAGACCTCGAAGATATTCTTGAATTATATACAATTCATGTTAGGATCTTGGGTGATGAATACAGAGATAAAGATTTTACGGGAAAAGATATCTGTCGTAGACGTGATATTGATTTATTTTTTAATAATAGAGACCATAGATTTAGTAGTACTTCGCTGAGGCAAGCTTGCGCGATAAATAATACTATATGAATTGGAGTGAATAACAATGAGTGATGAAAGCATTGCCCGCGCGCTGAATATGACACCGCTAGAAGAAACCGGTTTTGAAACTGGAAATAAGACGACAACTAAAATTCCAGGGAGAACTACACCAGTTGAGATAATTGAGCATGAAGTAATTATTTCAGAAAGCGAGATGGTAGACGATATTAAAAATCTACCGCAAGAAACTGTTATTCAACCACCAGTTCCAATGGAAAAATTAGCTGACGAAAATTTAAAAGATATTGAATTAGCGAAAAAGAATATCGAAAACATTATTAATCTTGGAGATGATGCAGTTAGAGAAATGACTGAAATCGCAAAACAGTCTGAATCTCCTCGAGCGTTTGAAGTTGTATCAACCTTAATGAAAACATTACTTGACGCAAACAAAGATTACGTTGAGATGTCAACAAAGCGTAGATATGCTAAAGAAGAAGATACTTCACAACAAGCACAAGTTACTAATAACAATCTAATAGTTTCTACATCTGATTTGCTTAAAATGATTAAAGGCGAATCAACAGATGGATAAAGGTTACTTAGGTAACTCCTATCTCAAAAAGATAGGTGAGCAAATTGAATTTACTCCTGAGATGCTTAAAGAGTATATGAAGTGTGCGGAAGATCCAATTTACTTTGCTGAAAACTATATTAAAATTGTACACGTAGATCATGGCTTAATACCTATGAACATGTACGAGTATCAAAAAGATATTGTGCGAAAGATTACAGATGAAAGGCGTTGTGCTGTATTAACATCAAGGCAGGCAGGTAAAACAACAACTGCAGTAGCTGTTATATTACACTACATCCTATTTAATGAATTTAAAACTGTTGCCGTATTGGCAAACAAGGGAGATGCTGCTAGAGAGGTTCTGGGTCGTGTTCAGTTAGCCTATGAAGCATTACCTAAGTGGATGCAGCAAGGTATTGAAGAATGGAATAAAGGTAACATCACGTTAGAGAATGGTTGTAAGATCTATGCAGGTACTACAACATCTTCTGCTATTCGTGGTAAATCTA